GGAGGGTTACCTACAATGAATTTAGAAGTGATTGATATACGCCCAGTTGGGAAGCATTTAGTTTACGATATTGAAGTTGATAAAATTCATTCATTTTTAGCAAATGGTATTGTTGCACATAATTGTATGATAGGACACGGTATGGGTCAATTCTTAAAGGAAACATTAGTTGATAAATCTGATAAAACATATGTTTACGTATGTAGCAATTGCGGTTTATTTGCTAGTAAAAAACCAGATAAAGATATTTATACTTGTCAAATGTGTAGTAGTAGAGATGAATCTTATTCAACACATAAAGTAGAAATGTCTTATGCATTTAAATTATTAGTTCAAGAATTGAAATCAATTAATATTTTACCTAGAATTAAGGTTGAAACAGATATTTATAATGAACAACCTAGTTCTTTTAAGATTTAGATTTTTTATATAAATTATTATTTTAAATTAATTATTTTATAATAATTATAAAATAATTAAAAATTTAGTTAATTTAAAAAATTTGAAAAAATAAATATTAAAGATAGATAGATTATGTAACTAACATATTAATATAATAATGAATAATAAAACAATAGTAGAAGCAGTGAATTTATGGTGTATTGATAAAAATCGTGCACTAAATAAATATGGAAATATTAGTAATTGGGATGTATCTAATGTCACTATTATGAAGGGATTATTTAAACAAAAAAATGAATTTAATGAAGATATATCTAAATGGGATGTATCTAAAGTAAAAGATATGAGTGATATGTTTTGTGATGCAACAGAATTTGATAAACCAATTAATTCATGGGATGTTTCATCAGTAAAAAATATGAGTCAAATGTTTAGAAAAGCAATAAATTTTAATCAAAAAATTAATTTATGGAATGTTTCATTAGTTAAAAATATGAGTGGTATGTTTATAGAAGCTAGAGAATTTAATCAACCAATTAATTCTTGGGATGTATCTTCAGTCGAAGATATGTCATATATGTTCGCTGGTGCAATTAATTTTAACAAACCTTTAAATAATTGGCTTGCATATGACAAATCATCTGTAAAAAATATGTCATTTATGTTTTTTAATGCTAAATCTTTTAATCAATCAATTTCTAATTGGAATACATCGAAAGTAAAAAATATGAATTCAATGTTTAGATATGCTTCATCTTTTAATAGTAATATAAATACTAAAGAAATACATTCATTATTACCGTCTAATGTTTATATTGCATGGGATGTTTCAAAAGTATTTGATATGGAAAGAATGTTTGAACATGCAATAAATTTTAATGGAAATATAAATGATTGGAATGTATCAAATGTTGTTGATATGAAATACATGTTTTATAATGCATGTAAATTTAACAAAGATATAAATACTAAAAATATTTCTAAAAATGGTTTAAATTATTTAGCTTGGGAAGTATCTAATGTAAGAGATATGGATTGTATGTTTGCTTATGCAAGTTTATTTAATAAACCTATAAACAAATGGAATGTATCATCAGTAGAAAATATGGATAATATGTTTTTTCAAGCAATTTCATTTAATCAGAAGATAAATTTATGGAATTTATCTTCTGTAACAACTATGATTTATATGTTTTGTGGAGCAACTTCTTTTGATCAACCACTTTATGAATGGGGTCATTATATTTCAAATATTGATGATGATAATTTACAATATATATTTGAAGAAACTAATTATAATCATGATTTAACATCTTGGCAGAAAAGTAATTCTATTATTAAAAATAATTAATTTCTATATAATAGTGGCTTCAATATTTATAATATTACTTTAATAAACGTTTATATATTATAATAAAAATTGAAAAAATAAAATCTAAAGATCTTATGAAAATTGTAATAACTTAATACAGACAAAATTTAATAATAAGTTGTAAATAATCATATCAAAAAATATGAATCGAGAAATAAACAATTCAAAAAATAAATTTAATCAAATTATTAATACAAAAGAACAAGAATCAAATGAAACATCCTCACTCAATAATCATTATATGATTGAAGATAAATTTAGAGATTATTATAAATTTTGCCATCCTCATAAAAAAAAAAATTTACCAAAACAAGAGGTAAAGTATTCTGAACCGGATAAAGAAAAAAAAAACGATTTATTTGATCTTTCAGTACAAAATGCGTGTATTAAATATTTAAATAATAATTATGAAAAAGAATATTTTTTGAAATGTATAGATAAAATACAATGTAATATGGATAAATATTCTTTAGATAAAACAAATGTGTTAAAAAATAATGGTCATGTTTTTTTGAATTTAATTAATAAAACAAACTTAATAGATAAAATCTCAAAAATATTTTATAAAAAGTATTTATTGTTACTTAAATATAATAATAATTTAAATACAGATAATTTAACTGAAGAAGAAATTAGATTCTTAATACATTGTAGACATGATCAATCTGATATTAATGATTTTGATTATTATTTCTTTAATTATTTAAAAAAATTATTTGATAATTTTATTTCAGATCATCGTCGTAAAATTTTATATTTAGATTATAAATACGATACAATTCCTAAACATAATCTAATATTTTATAAAATTTTTGATAATTTTATAGATGAATTATATTACAAAGATGAAATTTATAATGAAGATATTGATGATAATGAAAGAATAAATAATTTATGCATTATTGAACATGAAATTTTAAGTGAACCTGTTAAATTAGGTAAAGAAAGTTATGCTAATTTTGATCAATTAAAAATATGGGTAGATGCTCATGGTACATGTCCACTTACTAGAGAAGAATTAAAAATAGAAAATTTAGAAGTAGATAAAAATAAAAAAAAAGAAGTTGAAGAATGGAAAAAAAAAAGATTATGTAAAGAAATATGTAAAACAAAATGTTGTAATAAAGAAATTAATTATGATAATTTTAAAGAAGAATTTCTAAAGAAATTTGAAAATAATTATTTTAATGAAATGAAATGTGATAATTGTAACAAATTTTATTTCATATAAATTTAATTATTTAAAATATTAAAAGTAGGTTTTTTTGAAATCAATATTTCAAACATCACATAAAATATATAATTTTTTGTTAACAATTTTGATGAAAGATGTGATTTTATTTGTTTCTACTTAAATTATAAGAATAATAAGTTTTTTTTTTTGGAATATATATTTCAAATATCACATGAATAGTAAATATAATAAAATATTGTAAATTAGAATAAATGTGACTTATTATGTATAATTAGTTTATGTAAATTAATTTGATGTGAACAAATATGAATTATATTGTGTATATATATTTAATTTTTTGTGACAATTTTGAATTATTAATGATAACTTTTTTTATAATATTTATATTTTATTAATTTTATATTATATTACTATAATTTTAATATAATATATATTATATGGATAAATTAAAAATAGATATAAAGAAAAAAAATGTTAATGATATTAAATTAAAATTAAATAAAATAAAAAATATTGATGTAAAATACAATAAATTAAATGATTTATCATTAAATATTAAAAAATTATCATATATTTTAAATTTAATTAATTATTCAATAAGTAATAATATATTCGAAAAAAAAAATTTTATTAATTTATTAAAAGATGATATTTATCTTTCTACTAATATAATTTTAAATAAAAAAGATATTTTCAATTTATTAAAAAAAAGTATTGAAAATAAAAATGATTTTAATAAAATTAATAAATTAAGTAAAAATAAAATTATTATGAAAGGTGGATTTATAGGTGATATATTTATTTGGAATGAAGACACAAAACAATCAACAAAAATTTTAGATTTAACATCTCTTTTTTTAGACATCTTAGGTCTTGTTCCAATATATGGAATTATTTTTGATGGTAGTAATGTTATATTAAATTTGTTAAGAGGAGATATTTTAAATGCAGCTTTTTCATTAATAGGTTTAGTCCCTGTAATAGGAGTAATTGCTCCTTCTTTAAAATTAGGTTATAAATTATCAAAAAAAAATACAAACTTAATTGAAGAAAGTGATAAAGATAGTAGCGATACAGATAGTGAAAGTGATAGTGAAAGTGATAGTGAAACAGAAAGTAGTGATAATAATTAATCAAAATAAATTGAAAAAAAAAAGTATTAAAAATAATAATTATTATAAAAAAAAAAATGAATATTTATTATTTAAAAATACAGTATAAAAAATCTAAAATTAAAATATATAATAATAAAATTAAATTTAATAATTCTATTAATAAATGTAATAAATTATGTAATAGTATTAATCCAATTTATTGTCCTAACTGTTTATATTCTATTATTTCTGATCCTTATTTAAATTCTAATTTTTCAGATTATATATTATATAATGATAATAATGACTATTATCATGTTTTAAGAAATAGTATTAATAATAATCCAAATTATTATAATAACTATTACAATAATCAATATGAAGTGAATTATATGCAAGAAATTTATTATAATCAAATGTATGATAGTTACGTTAACATTAATGATTATAATCAAGAAAATTACGAAATTGAAGAATCAAATTATGATTTTGAAAATAGTACAATAAAAAGTAATTCACTTTCTGATGTTACTTTAGATAAATCTTTAAAAAATATTAAAAATAATGATGAACAAGTTAGTTCAGATGAATATGTTAGTTTAGATGAACATGTTAGTTTAGATAGAAATGTTAGTTTAGATTACAAAAAAATAAATAATAATAATGAAAAGGATGAAATAATTTTAAATAGTAAAAATACTAATTTAAAAAAAAATTATGATCAAAATAAAAAAATTAGTTTAGAAAATAATGATAAAATTTTAAAAAAAAATGAAGATAATAATGTAAAAATTAACAATATAGAAGATAAAGTTTTAAAAGAGGATAAAGAAATTTTATTAGATAATATAGAAAATGTAGAAAATAAAGTTTTAGATAATATTCAAGAAAATAAACAATATTTAAAAAAACAAAGAAAAAAACAAAGAAGAAAACAAAAAAAAATTGAGGAGAGGAAAAAAAATCAAGAGAAAGATAATGAAGAACTAGAATTAATTAATAAAGCAATTAATTCAAATAAATTAGAATTATTAGAAAAAATAAAAAAATTAAATTTAGATAAAAATCAATATGATTTAATAAAAAACTTATCATATGCTGATTTAAATGAAAAAATGTCAAATCCTATAATTTATGATATGGGATATAGATTATATAAAACTTATAAAGAAAATAAAAATGAATTTTCAAATATGTCATTTTTTGATAAAATGTTAGAAGAAGATTTAAAAATATTAGAAAAAAAAAATAAAGATTTAGTTGATAATATTAAAGATTATTTAAATGAAGATAATTTTAATAAATTTTATTTTTATTCAGTTTATGAGTTAATGTACTATCAAAAATTAAATATTTTAATTAAAAATAAATCTAAACTTTATGATACTAAAAATTTTAATATCTCATATGATTTTATATTTTATGAAGAAATTAATGATGATAGAATAAATCATTTTTTTAGTAGTTATATGGACGAAATTTATTTAAAACCTTATATAAAAATAAAAAAAGAACAATTGAAAGATAAATATGATGATTATGAAAAAAACCTATTTAAAAATAAGAATATAGTTGACTTTGAGGAAAAGTTATTAGTTTTAAATAACAAGAAAAAAAAATTAAAAGGTGATATAATTTTTGGTAGAAGAGGCGGTATAATATTTGATAAAGATAATAATTGTGATAAAATATATTTTTAATTTTTTTATAATAAATTGAAAAAAAAATTACTTAAGATAAAAAGTATTAATTAACAATAATATAATATGCATATTACTCAAGTAAATGTAGTTTTTAATGAATATATTAATATTTATATTAAAAATAGTAAAGCAAAAAATAATAAATTAAAATTATATAAATGTAATATAAATTGTTATAATAGTTTAAGATGTATTAATTGTATAAACATTATTATATCAAATTATAATAATAATAATTATATTTTAATTGATAAACTAAGAGATGAATGTTATAGTGTTTTAAAAAATACTATTAATTTTGAAATAGAATATAAAAATAATTATAATTATTTAAATAATTATAATTCTAGTGATTATCACATCAATAATAATATTCATTATAATACTCATCAAATAAATGATCAAAATATGATTAATAATAATTGCTATTATAATAATTTTAATAATAACAATTACAATAATAATTTTTATCAATGTTGTGATAATTATAATAATTATGAATCAAATCAAGAAAATTTAATATTAAATACTTATTTTGAAAAAAATAACTTAATTTGTAATAATACTAATTTTGTAGATGTTAAAATTAATGAAAATTTATCAAATGATGAAATTTCAGAAGAAACTGAAATTAATCAAAATGATGAAAATGAAAATGATGAAATTTCAGAAAAAACTGAAATTAATGAAAATGATAGTATATTAGAAAAAACTGAAATTAATGATGATAATTCAGAAAAAACTGATAGTAATGAAAATGATAGTATTTTAGAAAAAACTGATAGTAATAAAGATAATAATTTAAAAAAATCTGATAGTAATGATCAATTAGAAAATAATAAAATTAATGAAAGTAATCAAGATAATTTAAAAAAATCTGATAGTAATGATCAATTAGAAAATAATAAAATTAATGAAGGTAATCAAGATAATTTTAAAAAATCTGATAGTGATGATCAATTAGAAAATAATAAAATTAATGAAAGTAAAGATATTTTAGAAAAAACTGAAAGTAATGAAGATGAATGTAAATCAATTGATTTACATATATCAAAAGAATTACGTGAGAGAAAAAAGTTAGTATTATGTCAATTAAAAAAAAGAATAAAAGATAAAAATAAAAAAATAAAAAATAAATTAAAGAATAAAAATAAAAAAAATAAAAAAATAAATAATAAAATATTAAAAAATAATGATATGATTTTAATTAATAATACAATTAATGAAAATAAAGATGAATTATTGTTAAAAGTTAAGGAATTATATCCATATGATTTTTATTATTTAAAAGATTATAATTATAATGATTTAAAGAATTATATAATTAAAAATCCTATTAAAAAAAATATTGTAACTGATATAATTGATGAATATAAAGATTGTTTAATTACTATTTATTTATCTTATATAGTTGAAAAAAATGATTTTGAAGAGCATAAAAAATTATTAAAAAATTGTACTATTGTTGATGTATTTACTTTATTTCAAAATATTGGTTTGAATAGATTAATTATAGAAAAAATTATAACTGAAAAATTTTATTTACAATATTATTTAGATGTAAATAATCCATTTTATATTGATATAGATAAAGAATTTTTAAATAATTTATTTTTAAATTTAAAAAAAAATAATATAACATTATTTATTTTTAATGATATAATTAAGAATTTTGATAAATTGTTTATATTTGAAGACTTTATTTTTGATACAAAAAATTTTAATGGTGATTTTTATTTTTTAGAAATATTAGATAGTGAAATTATAAATAATTTTTTAAAAGAATGTATAATAAAAACTATTAAAATGCAAATAAAACAATTAGTTTACAATAAAATTAATATAAAAAATTATTTACAACAACTAAAAAATAAAAAAAATAAAATTTATTCAGAGATATTGTTTATAAATTTTAATTATATAAAAGACAACAAATTTAAATTTTGTAAGGCTGGATATTACAATGATGGTAATAAGAAAGATAAGATCTATTATCAAAATACATCATCATTTGTTGCTCATTTATTATCAAGTTCATCTAAATTAATAGTGTGAGACATTATTTTATCATCAGAAATAATATTATTATCATAATCTTCATATGAAAATGAATTAAAATCAATTAATTTATAACCAGTAAATTTTTTATTAGTTTTTTTAAATCTTTTTAGATTGGGTACATTTTCAGAATTATCGCAATAAGAAGTTCTATCTTTTTCTAAATATATTTTTTTATCCATTAATTGTCTACAATTAATTCTATGATTATTTGTAACATCATTAGTATATAAATTATCATTTTCATTACAAACTCTATTAGAATATCTATTTACATCGTTTAAAATATCAGTTGTCAAATTACAACTTTCTTGAGAGTTAAGAAAATTCTCTATTTTATTTTTACTTAAAATTAAGCATAAAATTAGTATTCCAAATAAAATATAAATATTTTTCATATATATAATTAATAAAATAAATAATAATTAAATTAAAATAATTTTTTAATAAATAATATTATTATTAAAAAATTCATGAAAATAATTTAAAAAAAAACAAATATATAATATAAATGGAAATAATTGGTTTAATGGGCCACCAAGGTGTTGGTAAGAACTATATCGCAGATGAATTATTAAAAAATTTACCAAAAAAAAATACGATGATAATAGCTTTTGCAGATCATTTCAAAGTAGATTGTATTTGTAAACATAATTGTGATTATAATAAAGTATTTGGAGAGAAGGATTATGAAACAAGAAGATTATTACAAAAAGTAGGAACTGAAGAAGGAAGGAATGTATTTGGTGAAAATATATGGATTAAAGTAACTGAAACATGGATAAAATTATTAAATGAGAGAGGTGTTGAAAGATTTATTATTTGTGATGTAAGATTTAATAATGAAGCTGAATGGTTAAAAGAAAAAATGAATGGAACTTTAATTAAGATAGATGCTCCAAAAAGATTTAGAATTAGATTAGAGAAAGAAACGAATAATAATGAAGATTTAATTAATAAAATAAAGAATCATAAATCTGAAAGGATGATAGATGAATTTAAAAATTATGATATATTAATAAAAAATGATCTAGATGATAATTTTGAAATTAATAGTTTGATTAAAAAATTGATAAAATAATATTTAAATATAAAGTATTTTATATATATATAATGAATGATGAAGAAATTTTAAAAATTGTGTTAACAAATTTAATTAATATGTTAACAGAAAGGGGTGTATTAAAAAGTGAAAATTTAGAAAAAAATGTGAAGAATATAATTAATGATATTACAGTCGAGAAGGTTTTTAAAGTAAAATCAGAAACTTCAAACAATATTTATAATATAATGATAGTCAATGGTAAAATTTCTACAGTAAATAAAATTAATGGTTTTGATTCTTTTATAAATTCAACAAATAATCAAAATAGGATATTTATAGGGAATAATATTAGTCAAAAAGCATTTAAACAATTTTTAGAAAAAAAAAATAGTGAAGTCTTCTTTGAAAAAGATTTAATGGTAGATATAATTAAACATAAATATCAACCTAAATTCAAGTTATTAACAGAAGAAGAAAAACAACAAAAATTAAAAGATTATAATATCGAAAGTAAATTTGAATCAAAAATGTTATCTACTGATATAGTAGCAAGATATTTTAATGCTAAAGCAGGTGATATTTTTAGAATTAAAAGACCAAGTACATTTTCAGGAGAGTCTTTCCATTATAGATTGGTTGTTGAATCTCCAATAAGTGTAATTTTTGAATAATAAATTTGTTATATTAATATATAAAATGAAAAGATATATTATTTTTATTATTTTATTAATAATTACTATATTATATTATTTTTATAATCAAAATGTTGGATGTAAAAATAAAAAAGCGATAAATTATAATGAAAATGCTAATATACATGATGAATTAGTTTGTAGATATAATACATTAGGTTGTATGGATAAAAATGCATCTAATTACAATATGTATGCGACTGCAAGTTGTGTTGAAGATTGTATTGGTTGTGAACAGAAAGGTACTTGTGATTTTTGTAAACATCAAAAAAAGTGTAAAGATCATTGTCCAGAATGTTTATGTAAGCCGAAGATAAAGGGTTGTAATAGAATTTGGGCATTAAATTATAATTCTAAAGCAACAGATGACGATGGTAGTTGTATATTAGAGGATGATATTTTTAAAAAAATAAGTATAATATCGGGTGGTGACTGTAGTGCATGTAGTGGTAGAAGTTATGTAAAGATAGGTGATAATTATCCAATTTTTGGAGGAGGAGATGGTATAAATATAATAGTATTAAAAAGGGAAAATTTAGAAGTGAGATATAAGAGGAGTTATAGTACAGGAAATTATGAAATAGAAAGTGAAAAATTTGTAAAATTTTTAAAAAAATATATATTTTATAAGGATATTGTAATTTTAACAGTAAGAGGTGATGCGGTTGGTAATAAGCGTAATATAAATGATAATAATCAAATTTCTTTTATAGAAAGTATGTTATCAGATGAGGCCAAGTTAATTTTACAAAAACTTGGAGCAAAAACACCAGAAATTGCGAGAGAGGGTAGTTATATTTTAGTAGGTAGTTTTTTAAATGATATTTATTATGAAACATATAGTTCGAATAAGGACAGTTATTATCCGTATTTTAATTTATCAAATTATGGTTGTATAATTTTTAATAATCCAGATTATGAGAAAATATTATTAGATAAGAAAAAATTAAAATTATTAGAAAATATAGATTTAACAAAAAGTGATAGTATTAATAAATGTGCTTTAGAGGCTATACAATTAGGTTACAGAATTTTTTCTATATCTAAAAATAATTTTTATGTATATAAATACAAAAATGATGGTAATGAGTTAGATTATTTTAAAAATAAACAATTTTATGAATATAATGACAATAATAAATATTTTAGATTATCTAATAATAATTGTAGTTTAAATAATCAATTATTACCTTTTACAAAAAGTAATGATGAAAGTTTATTTGTAATAGATGAAATTTATTATTCAGGATTATTTACTCAGTTTTATGGAGGTCAATCTGTAGAAATCTATAGTTTAAAAGATTTTAAAGGTGTAAAAAGAGAATTAGGAATTGGAATTCATCAAGCTTGGGGTACAATACCAAAATCTCCTAATAGTAGTGTTGATATAAATTATTTACCAATAACTTCTTTAAAAATTCCTCATAATTTTAAAGTAACTTTATTTAGAAATGTAAATGAAGATGAAGACTTTTTTAAATATTTAAAATATAGATTAAATGTAGGAGAGGATTTTAATAATTTTAAAAACTTAGATTTAAGTTGTTGTGAAGGAGTTAAATTATTTATATCAAATATAAATACTGGTAAATTAGTTAGAGAAAATAAATTTAGAACTTGGAAGAATATAATTAAAAATTTATATATTTCTCAAAAAGAAATAAGTGCTAAATTATATTTTTATGATAGAACAATAGAGCAAGAAAATATTAATTTAGATGATATAAGTAAATATAAGTTTTATAAGAAGTATAATTTAGAGATAATAAGTGAGATAAATAGTTTAAAATTAGAGAATGGTAGAGATAAGACAGGATTAATAGAAATTTTAGATAAGGATGGGATAAAGTTAAGGAGTATTTATTTTACTAAATGGGATATATTTTATAATAATTATGTAAAGAATTTAATAATATTATGGAAGGGGTATTATTTTGATAAAAAGCCAATTCCGGAAGAGGGGATAGTAAGTTTATATTTAGTTGATAGTGAAAAAACAGTTTTAAAGAGAACAACAACATTATTAGGATATGATAGGAATTCTAAAGAGGCAAAAAAAGGATTTACTCATAAAAAATGTAATAATATAATAAATTATAGTAAGTGTAATAATGATAAGGAAGGATTTACGAATGATATTAAATTTTTAATAATAAGTAGAGATAATTTTGGAGTTACATTTTTTGAAGATATTAATTTTGAAGGATTAAGTTTTACATTAACTTATGGTAAATATAATTTACCAGATGATTTATGTATGATTATTAAATCTATTAAAGTTGATATTAAATATGCTATAATAAAATTATTTGAAGGGTATGATTTTCAAAATAAATTTTTAGAGATTAGACATAATAGTAGTAGAAGTTTAGGTACAAAATTTAGTTATATGGATTTACAAGAATTAATTGATAAAAATAATATTAAAATTAAGAGTATAATAATTGAAAAACATGATTTTAATACAATAATTAGTAATAGTATTAATCCGTATGAATATGATGAGAATAAAAAATATAATAGATATGAATATCCATTTATTTACAAATTATCAAATGATAGTTTAAATAATTTAGATTATTGTTATGATTATTTTAAAGATGATATTATTCTTGATAATAATGATAAATTTATTAGATATATTAGAGAAGAATATGAATTTGGTAAACTAAAATTAGTGAAACAAATAGGTAATTTAAATGTAATAAATAGTGGTGGTGGGATTAATTATATAAGAAGTAGATTAGGTAATAATTTTACTGATTTATTTAAATATTTTAAAAAGATAAAAGTTTTTAATAGAACAGGAGATTTAATTAGAGATATATATTTATATAATGGTAGAATATTAAATTTTAATAATATTTTTGTAGAGCAACTTTCATTAGACAAATTAGTTTTTAATAAAAATGAATATTTAATAAAAATTTGTGAATTAAATGATGTAGAAAATAATATTATGATAAATCTAATTAATGTGATAAAGTTAATAGACAGTGAGTTAAAAAAGAGAGGTAAATACTTAGCTTATAAGAAAAGTAATAATTATTATAGAATAGATTATGATGAATTAGAATTAACAAATGAAAGAGTAAATTTATATTTAACAAATGAAAATTCAAAAAGGGAAATATTGTTAAAGAATAATATAAATAATCTAGATAGTGAAAGTGAGTATAATTTACATATTATAGAGAGAAATATGGATTTAATAATTCCAGAGTCTTGTAAGTGTAATAAAGATGATGAATATGATTTAGTAAATTTTTATTATAAAGAATTAGTTAAATATGATTTTAAGAATATTAAGTATACGATATTATTAGCATCAAATTATGGTACATTAAGGGAGTTAAATTTATTAGAAAATAATAATTATGAAATATTAAATAATAAAAATAATTCAAGATTTGAGAGTCCAAGTATAATCCAAGTATTAAATGATAATTTTGATATAACAAAAACAATTTATTTCAATTGTAATAAATATGTAATAAATAATAATATTAATACATTAAATAAATTTGATAAAAATATAAGTATAAATAAAAATGAGAAAAGGGTAAAAATTTTAATGAGGGATAAAGTAAATAAGAATAATAATTTCGAATTTAATTATGAGTCAAAATTTAATTTAAGACAGAGTATGAATGAAGCGTTATTAAAAAACATTAATTTAAATATAAATTTAGTTAATAATAAGTTAAGTGATGAGGGTTATTTTGAAACATATGATACTAATAATATAATAATTAGGAGAAATAATTTTAGTAATAATATGATAGATGATGTTGGGTATTTAAAAGATATTAAAAATTTAAATTTTAATGTTTCAGAAAAAATAATTAAATTTTATGATATTAATAATGTTAAAATTTGTACATTTAATTTTTTTAAAAATTTAAATTTTATAAATGATTCATTAAAATTTTATTTAAATAATAAAAATTGTTATATTAAATTATATGATATTAATTTTAAGTTAATTAAAATTGGACTGTGTAAAAATAATAAATTTATATTTAAGTTAAATGGTAAAAATTTAAATTTAGAAGAAAAATATGATTTTAGCAAAATTAATTGGATCAACAGTCAATCTAATTATGTATTCGATTTAGAAGATAATTATATGGGAATTGAGTTAGAAAATGGACAAGAAATATTATATTTATCATTATTAAGTTCTAAAATATTTACTAGTTTAGATGATTTAGTTAAAGAATTTGGATATAATAATAATATTAGAGATTATATTTTAAAATTTTTATTAAAAAGAAGACAATATTCAAAATTATTATTTTATGATTATGATAATAATATATCAAAAACTTTAACATTTTGTATGGAACCAATATTAGATTATTTTTTTGGAAGTCCTGTAGAAAGAAGTGCGATTCTTTTATATAATAATCCAATTAAATATTTAGAAATTTATAAAAATAATATTAAATACAAATTTTTTGATAAAAATTATATAGTATTAGAAATAGTTATTCCAGAAAGTATGGATGGTGTATATTCGTACAAAATAAAAAAAGATATAAAATTTGTAAATAAAGTAATATGTGAAGATAAAATTAATGTAAAATTATATGATGAAGAAGATAAATTATTAGACAAATCATCAGATAATAAAGTTCATAATTACATTTTAGGTATAGAAATTAATTATTATAATAATGATTATATTTTAGAGTATTATCCAAAAATCAATAAAAAAGTAATTAAATTAATTAATTTTGATAAAAATATTAATAGGATAGAAGAAGAATCATTAGACGGAAAAAGTTTAATTATTGAAAATAATTATCATACATTAAATATTAAAAATACAGATGGATTTAGTAAAATAAAAACTACCGAATTAGGTGGTCATTTTTAATTATATTTATTAATTATATGAAATATAATAAATATAATTTAAAAAATGGTTTAACTTATATTAATATTCCAAAAAAAAATGAATTAATTTCAGTTGGCTTTTTAGTTAAAGTTGGATCTAGAGATGAGGATAAAAAAAATAATGGTATTTCACATTTTTTAGAACATATGTTATTTAAGGGAACTAAAAATAGAAATACTTGTCAATTATTAAAAGAATTAGATGATTTAGGTACTATATATAATGCTTTAACAACAATAGATTTTACAGCATATGAGTTACATGGTGATAATCAGGATAAATATAAATTAATAGACATAATATTAGATTTATATCAGGGTGCTAATTTATATCAAAAAGATATTAATAAAGAAAGGGGTGTTATATTAGAGGAGTATAATTTAACAATGTATGATATAACTGATATTATATTTAATATATTAAGTGAAGAATTATTTAAAGGTACTTCTTTAGAATTACCTATTATTGGAACTAAGAAAAATATAAAAAATTTTAAAAGAAATGATTTAGTTAAATTTAGGAATAAATATTATTGTCCTAGTAATACAATATTTATGACTATTGGTGATGTAGATGAAAAAAAAGTTATTAATATTATTAATAAAAAAATTAAATTTGAATGTAAAAATACTAATATAAGAAAACAAATTATTTCTACTCAAGATAAACCTAGATTAAATATCACTAACTCAGATGGCAATGGTCAAGTAAATATATTAATTAGTTTTGTACATAATGGATATAAAAGAAAAATAGAATATAATACAGAATCATTAATTATTAGTTATATTTTAACATCTGGAATTGGCTCAATATTATTAAATATACTAAGGACAAAATATGGATTAGCATATGGTTGCCAAAGTGATAATGAAGAATTAGAGGATAATAGTTTATTTTATATTAGGACTGCAGTGGATGAGAAAAGATGTGATTTTGCATTAGAGAAAATATTAGAGGAATTATATAAATTAAGAAACAATGGTGTAAATAAGATTGAAATCAATAATATAAAAAAATCTATTAAGAATAAAAAAAATTTATTAGATAATCAATCTGGAGATTTAATAAATTATTTACATAGTGTAATGAAAGGTGAACAACTTAATTATAAAAAAAAATTAGATAATATTGATAAAAAAAAAATTAATGAAGGAATTAAACATATATTTAGAAATAATAATATCAATGTAGTAGTAGTAGGAAAAGTAAGTCAGAAGGCTACTAGAAACATGATAGAGATATTAAATAAATGGTTTAATATGATTAAAAATTAACTAAAAAACTTGATTATTTTCATCATAATGGTCTTTATCAACTTCACTATAACATCCAGTTGTTCCTGGGAAATATTTGTAAAGAATAAACCTTTTATGATTTGTGGTGTCCATGTAACAAGTTTCACCTTCTTTATAAAAGGTTACTTCACCACCATTAAAATAGTAAGTTTTTTTTTCTTTTTCACTTTCACTCCATTCTCTATATCTAGATTCTTGATATGATCTTAATTGATTAAAAATACCACTATTATTTCTAAAATATATTGTACAATCATTATAATTTTGAATGTGATTATTAAAATTATTTTTATCTACTTCACAGTAACTTCCTTTTGATCCAGGAATATACTTGTAAAGAGGTAACCTTTGATGATTTGTTGTATCCATGAAACATGTTTGACCTTCTTTATAAAAAGTAACAGTACCTTTTTTAAAAGAATATGTTTTTCTACTTTTATCAGTATTACACCAACTTTCATATCTTGAAAATTGATATTGTCTTAATTTGTTAAATTTTCCACTTCTATCTTTAAAATAAATAGTAGTCATTTTTGGTTTGGTTTGCTCGTGGGTTTCTTGATAACCTTTCCTTACAAATTGTTGTTTTATTGATTTTTTTTGTTTTGTTTTGTTTTATTTTTTGGGTTACTAAAATTTTATAATGCAAATCTCAGTAATTTAATTTTTCAATTTTTAATAATATATATAAAAATAATTAAAATAAATACTTATAATTATTACGCACCACATTAATTGTATTTAACGCAACTCCTATAAAGTCTTGATTAGGTTTATTAACTCCAGAATAACTCTCGACTTTTCTTGTTATTGGATTGTAAAATCCATAATCAGAAGTTTCCTCTGGTGTTGTTCTATTAGCGAATATATTTACTCTTTGATTATGACTAGTATTTTTAAAATTATAATTACTTAAAAAGATAGCTACGTTATCATCTGTTGTATATAATTGTCTTATATTATTTAATGTATCACCCCACTCTTCTTTTGTTTCTCTAAGAGCAGTTGTTTTGTACTTTTCATTATAATTACACAAACCACCAGGTAACATCCATTTATTTTTTATTCTATGAAATAAAACTAAAATTCTACCTGATGTAGTTTTAATACATACAAATGCTTTTCTTCTCTTATCACCTCTATAATTTGAATTATATTGATTATTTCTAACTACTTGAAAATTATTTCTTGGAACAACAATTCCTTTAAAATTATTTCTTGGAACAACAATTCTTTGAAAATGATTTCTCGGAACAACAATTCCTTGAAAATGATTTCTTGGAACAACAATTCCTTGATGATATGGATTTCTTTGATGATATGGATTTCTTTGATGATATGGATTTCTTGAAACAACAACTCCTTGATATGGAATTGTTGAAATAAAAACTTCTGAATGATATGGATTTCGTTTATTAATATAATTATTATTCATTTTAATTTTAATTTTAATTAGTTAATTAAAATTAATATGAATAGGCATTTTATTTTTCAATTTTTTTTTTTTTAATAAAATTGATATTATTTTATATAAAGATATAAAAGTATTTTATATAAAATGGTAAATCAAACTTTAGTAATAGTAGAATCACCAGGTAAGATTAAAAAAATTAATGCTATTTTAGGTAAGGATTATTTAGTTAAAGCATCTGTTGGTCATATTCGTGATTTAGAATCTTCAAAATTATCAATTGATGTTAATAATGATTTTAAACCAACTTATATTGTTAGTAAAGATAAAAAACAAGTAGTTAGTGATTTAAAAAATTGTGTAAAGAAATGTAATGATGTAATATTAGCAGCGGATGAAGATCGTGAAGGAGAGGCGATAGCAGCTAGTTTAGCAGAAGTATTAAAGTTGAAGGATCCAAAACGAATTGTATTTAATGAAATTACAAAAGATGCGATTGAGAGTGCAATAAGAAATCCAGGAAAGATAAATTATAATTTAGTTAGGGCGCAAGAGACGAGAAGATTTTTAGACAGAATAGTAGGGTTTAAATTATCACCATTATTATGGAAAAACGTAATGAATAAATTATCAGCTGGTAGAGTTCAATCAGTTGTAGTAAAATTAATTATAGAAAAAGAGGATAGTATATTAAATTTAGAGAAGGAGTCATATTTTAAGATAAGTGGTGTATTTCATTCATTAGATAATAAGAGTAATAAATTAAGTGGAGTATTATATGAGATGGATAAATCTAAAAAAAGTAAGGGTTATTTATTAAAATTAACTGATAAATCTAAGGTAGAAAAATTAATGACTATTTTAGATAAATCTAAATATGAAGTAAAACTTATCGAGAATAAAATTAGTAAGAGAAATCCTCAACCTCCTTTTATAACATCTACATTACAACAAGAAGCTAATAAAAAATTTAATTTTACAATTAAAAGTACTATGAATATAGCACAAAAATTATATGAAGGTGGACATATTACATATATGAGGACTGATAGTACGAATTTATCAGATGAAGCGTTAAAAAGTTGTGAAAAGTATATTAAAAGTAATTTTGGTAACAAGTATTATTATAAGCGTAAGTATAATTCGAAGTCAAAGAATGCACAGGAAGCGCATGAAGCAATTAGGCCAACTAAGTTAGATAAGGATAGTATAGTTGGTAGTGCGGAGGAGAAGAAGTTATATTCGTTAATTTGGAAAAGGACAATAGCAAGTCAAATGTCATCAGCTGAGATAAGTGTTAATAGTATTTATGTAGAAATTATGCATAATAATTTATTACCGTATTATTTTTTATCAACAAATGAGAGTATTAAGTTTGAAGGATTTTTGAAAGTATATAATATGGAAAGTGAGGAGTTAAGTAAGTGTAATATTAATTTTAAGGAGAAGGATAAATTAGAATATGATGAGATGTTAGCTAAGGAAGAATTTACAAAAGGAATTGGTAGATATAATGAGGCAACATTAGTAAAGAAGTTAGAGGAGCTTAGTATTGGAAGACCATCAACATATGCGAGTATAATAAGTAAAATTCAAGAGAGAAATTATGTAGAGAAGGTTGATATAGAGGGAGAAAAAGTTAAAATTAGTAAATTAGAGATGAAGAATGGTAAAAGTAAAAAGTGGAAGGATGAAGAATTAGTGTTAGGTAAGGAGAAACAGAAATTAGTACCAACTGAGATAGGAAGAACGGTGAATGTTTATTTGGAGAGTAATTTTAATAATATAATGGATTATAAATTCACAGCGAAGTTGGAGGATGATTTGGATAAGATAGTGGATGCGAAGTTAAATTGGGTTAGTGTATTAAGAAAGTTTTATGATGATTTAAATCCTAAAGTAGAGAGATTGTTAAAGGAAGGTGGTTCTAATATTAAAATGAGTAATGACGAGTTATTAGGTGAAGATTTATCAACAGGGGGTAAGGTGTATAAATCTGTTACAAAGTATGGACCGGTTGTTAAATTAGTGAATGGAGATAATGTTAAGTATGCTTCAGTAAAGAGGCCATTGAAGTTAGATAAGATTAGTTTGAAGGAGGCATTAGAATTGTTAAAATTTCCAAAGAAGGTAGGTAATATAGATAAGAAGGAGGTTATTTTAAATAATGGAAAATTTGGTTTGTATGTAAGTTATGATGGGAAGAATTATCCAGTTAGTAAGGAAGATATGAGTATAAATGAAATTAAAGAAATTATTTCGAAAAAAGATAAAAATGTATTGAATGAATTTAAGATAGATGATAAAATATATAGTATAAGAGATGGTAAGTACGGACCTTATATATCATATAAAAAGGGTAAGAAGTTAGAATTTGTATCAATTCCTAAAAATCGTATTATAAAAAATTTAAAAGAGAAAGATATTTTAGATATAATAAATAAAAAATCTTAAATAAAATATGAATATTAATAAAAAAAAATATTGTTGTTTATATATTCCAATAAAAAAGAGTAGTTTTTATTTTGATATAATTTTAGAAGATAAAGATTTGCATGAAGTATTGAGAGTGTTAAAGAATGATTTAAATATAAATTTTAGAATCAATAAATATTTTATAGATAAAAAGTATGGTATATTATTAATGGATAATTTAGAATTAAATAATTCCAATAAATTATATATATGTCATTTTTTAAATTTATTAAAATTTGTAAAAAATAATTTTAGTTTAGTAAATAGTGAGAATTTATTAGAATTATATAATAATTTTATATTAAATAATAATATAAATGAGAAATAATTTAATAGATTTTTTAAGATTTATAGCATTTATTTTAATGGTAATTCATCATTTATTCTATTTTAATAGTAAAAGTAAATTTTTACCTAATAGTGTAGAATTGTTAGGTACTATAAGTAGAACATTATTTATATTATTATCAGGAATAAGTTTAAATTATAGAAAAACGAATAAGAAAAGTAAAAAGGTATTTTTATATGGATTAATAATATCAGTATTATCAAATGTATTAGTAAATGAGAAAGAGATGATATTTTTTGGTGTATTACATTTTATAGGTATTAGTTCATTAATATTAGATAATGATATAAAAAAAGTAATATTAGTATTAATATCATCGATAATAATAAATAATTTTACTAAAAAAAATATAACAAATAATATTTTACAATCAATATTTTCAGGTAGAATAATAGGAAGGATACCATTAGATACATTTCAAATTTTAGAGTGGTTACCATTATTTTGTATAGGAATATTAATTGGAATATATGTTAAAGAGAATAATATAAATTACAATATTAATATAAATAAATTTGTGGAATATGTAAGTAAAAATAGTTTAGAATTATATATGATAAATATAATAATTAGTTTGATTTGGTATAAGTTATATGTATTATAGGTTCATAATAATTTATATTATTATTATGAATTTGTTCACAAGAGTAGTTTGATAATTGTGGTATCCATTTTTTAATATATGTGCAATTTTTATCTAATTCGAATGATTGTTTTTTTGAATTATAGTATATTTTTTTAGTGATAATATAATCCCAAATTTGTAAATTAAATTGATAATTAATATCGGTTAATAAAGAATTGAAATAATCAAAACCTATTTTCCAATTAATATTTAAATCATTAATAATAAATGATGCTATTATAAATTTATTTTTTATGTGTGTTCTACCTGTAGTATTTATTTCTTTAATAATTGCATCAATAAAAGGATAACCAGTTTGAGAATTGAATAATTTATTAATAGTAGAAACAGAGCCATTTAAATCATTATTATTTTTTAAATCAAAATTAATTTGATTAAAATTTATGAGATAATATTCTTTTTGAATAATATCTTTAAATAAACTATTAATATTTTGATTATTTTTATTTTTAATATAGATTGGATTAATATATTTATAAATTATTTTGTTAGAAATACATCCGAAAGATAGCCAATTATTAATTAAAAAGTAAAAATTAATATTATTATTATTATAAATTTTTTTTTTAACAAAATTTTGTAGATAATATGTAGCAGAAGTTTCTCCACCTAAAATATTATTTGAACAATCGGGTATATCAATATCATTAATATTAATATTATTTTCTAAAACGATTGATTTATTATTAGAAATAGTATTAAAAGTATTATTAGATAAATAATTATTTTTTAAAGATGGATATATTAGATTAGTATTAGATAAGTTATTATCTAATGACAAATCATAATCAGAAACTGGGTTATTTTTATAAATATTTTCAATATTATTATTTTTTATAATATCATTTAGGATATTAAGTTTATTACCATAAAATATATTTAAATGTAAATTTATTTTTTTTAAATTATTTTTTAAATTAATTATAGATTCTTTTAAGAATTTTTTTTTAAAAGGTCCCATATTTAGAAAATTATTGCTTTTATCTTCCCATTTTGAATCCCAAATAAAAACGTAAATATTATCTTTATTATTTTTATTAATTTCTTTTAATAAATAATTATCATTAACTCTTAAATTACCAATTTCAAAAAGTAATAAATTCATTTTATATAAATAAATTATAGATTAAAAAGTTATGTATTTTCAATTTTTAATGTTTGTTAATATAATGACTAAAGTAACTTTGTATTATGCTGATTGGTGTGGACATTGTAAAAATTTTAAACCAATTTGGAATTCTCTTAAACCTTATTTTGATAAATATAATGTTGAATATAAAGATTATGAAGAAGGAGTTAATCCTGATGTAATAAAAAATGATAAAATTGAAGCATTTCCTACTATAATAATTGAGAAAAATGATATTAAATATGAATATAATGGAGATAGAACTGTTGATGGATTAGTTAGAGAATTAATTCCTAACTTACAATTAGGCGGTAATAAAGGGAAAAATGTTAAAATATATAAAATTTTTTATACTAAGTACTAAATTTAAACCATAATTTTTAAAAAATATAATATTAAATATGAGTATTATTTATTTTGGGATAAGTATAAATGATGATTTATTAAAATTAGATATGTATAGTGGAGAGGATAGTAATGAGTTAGAGATTTGTGAAAATAATAAAATTTTATTATTTTTACCAGACGAGAAGAGTATAATTAGTTTTTTTAATATTATAAATATTTTAAATAAAAACGAAATTGATGATAAGATTATAATATTATATGATTATAAATTCTGGATGTCATTTAAAGATTGGTATGAATTTAATGATAAAACGTGGCCTTCTGTACATGTAAATTATATTGTTGATAATTGTGATGAATTAAGTTCATATTTAAAAAATATTAAAATAAAAAAAAAAAAATTTTTAGATGATAATATAGATAATTATAATAGTATATTAGATAAAAGATCAAATATTTTTTTAAATGAGAGTGGTGTGGATGATTTAATAAACGAGATATTTGAAGAAATGCCTTTAGATAATAATAATATATTTGACATGATAATCGAGGATGATTATGAATCAGATTAATATATTACTTTTTTAATTTAACCATTATTTTTACAAAAATAATATATATACTATATGAATTATTTTGTAAAGAAAAAAAAACACAACAACTTAATCTTTGTTAGAAAAAAAAATATAAATTTTAAAATTTTAGATAAAAGATTAAATATAGATTTTAGCATAAAGGGTGGATCAGATAACGAAGCAACTGGAGTTTTATACTTTAGTGATAATGTTATTATTGGTCAAACTATTAATGCTATAACTTCAGATATTAGTGATTCTGATGGAAATTTGACTTTTACATATCAATGGCAAATTTCTGACGATAATTCTTCTTTTAGTGATATTAGTGGAGAAAATAGTGAGTCATTATTATTATTATCAACTTATAAGGATAAGTACGTTAGATTAACGGCAGTATCAACAGATGTGAGTGGAGGTACAACAAATTTAATATCAGAATCTAGGATAGTAGTTGATTATTTTGGTGACATAACGATTACGGACAAATCGGGTGATACAACAATTAAATTAGAGAATACTTATTTATCACTTTACAATTCTTATGTTTTCAATCATCATAGATCAGATGGTAATTATCCAAATTTATTTGGGATACTAGGTAATACAAATATAAATTTTTACAACGCTGTTAAAGATTTAGAGAATTATTATCTTACAATACCTAGTTTTAGTGGTGATGATACTTTTTATACTTTTGATGCTTCAATATATCCAGGTAATTCAACTTTTTATCAACTTAACTTAAAAGATAAATATGGAAATAAACCAGAACTAGAATTAAATACATCTTACACAGTAAATGTATATTCATTTAATGGTAATTCATCAATTGACTATTCAAATGTATCATCTAATGATACAAATATTGTACCTAGTTTAAGTTTTTCATTAGAACAATTAGGTTCAGATATTCCTGGAATAAATGCGAACGATTATTCAGGAAAACATGTATCAATGTCAGATGATGGAACAATTATTGCAATAGGTGAGTATGGTTCTGATAGTGTTAGAGTATTTGAATATTCTAATAGTAGTTGGTCACAAAAAGGTAGTACAATAAATAAATCTGATACTCAGTTTGGAACTAGAGTAAAACTTTCTAGTGATGGTAGTAAATTATTCGTATCATCACAAACTAATTTTTATGTATTTAAGTATGAAAATGATGATTGGTCAGAAAAAACTTCTGTTTCTGATACTAATGAAATAAATTTTGATACATCGAAAGATGGTACAATTGTAGCAATTGGAGATGGAACTGCAGAAGAAGTTAAGATATATGATTATGATAATAATAGTACATTATCATTGAGAAATACAATAACTGATTCTAATACTAGTGGAATTAAATTTGGTTATGATTGTAAATTATCAGATGATGGAACTATAATTGCTATATTAGCAAGAGAAGATGATGTAATTACAAATGAAGGTTCAATTTATGTATATGAATATAATGGTAGTTCTTGGTCATTAAAAGGTAATAAAATTTATGGAGATGATATTAATACTTATCCATCAGCTATTGATATTAATTCAGATGGAACGATTCTTTCAATGGGTTCCCATAGTATAGAAAATTATTTTGTTAGAATTGTACCTGAAGATGATAATACTAATAGTATTATTACTTCATATGAAGATTCAAATTATTCATTATATGATGCGTATTATGGTAATAATAATGAAACTAACTTATCTGGTGGTTCTATTTACGAATCATTAAATAGTGGAAAGTTATTAAATATTTATAATAATAACAAAGTAAGATATTTAGTGTATAATTTTGGAGGAGATTATAATAATCCGCAAGGTAGTCTTGTAACAACTAGTTATAGTAATGATATTTTTAAATTTA